ACCAGCTCCTCGATCGTCAGCGGAGACATCACTGCCGGACAGGTGCTGCTCACGATCTTTGACGGAGCCGAGTGGCAGCTCATGGATCCTGCTGTCGCCACCTCCGTATTCTTCAAGACTAACGGCGGCCTGAACGGCAGCCAGGCAGGGATCGATATAGAGAGCACTGCCAGCCTGAATTGTCAGAACGTCGGCACTCCTGCGTGGCAGGTGCAATGCAGCGTTTACCAGAACCTCAACGTCATGTCGGTGCAGGAGACGCTGATCCCTGATACCGGCTCGGCCAATGTTTACTCCGGATGTTCGGGATCGCCGAATCCCACATTCACGGCGGGCCTTCACGTCTCGCTGCAGATCGCGAATACCAACACTGGCGCCTCGACTTTCAACTTTTGCGGCTTCGGTGCTGTGACGATCGTGAAGGCCGGCGGAAGTGGGGTCGTCGCCGGCGATCTGGTCGCAAACCAAGTCGCGTTCATGATTTACACCGGCTCGAAGTGGCAATTGACGAATCCCGCGTCGACGGCCTCTGGAACGGTGGCGAATCAGCAGCAAGGCCAACCGACGGTGGGTGCCTCGACGTCATCGACGCTGACCACCGAGCCGGCCGTCTTCGTTGCGCAAGCCTTCAGCGGCGCCGATACCTGCGCGAAGATCAATGCGGCGCTGCAGCAGTGTCCGACGGCGACGACCAACGCATGCAAGATCATCGTCGACGCCGCCTCGCCGGGATCCATCGACGTCTGCAGCACCACGAGTTCCAATTTCTGGAGTGGCATCAATACGAACGTCATGGCGGATATCGAGCTCCGCACCGTGCTGCAGCTCAAGCGGCCAGTCGTCTATCCCGCGCGCGCGCACATCACGCACGGCATCGGATCGAATCAGACGACCAGGTGCTGCGGATTTGTGATGGATCCGACGTTCTCGGATCCGAACAATTACTGCACATGGGCCGCGACGCACGGTCCCTTCCCTGCCGGCACGTACAACTGCATGGTGATCGACGGCGGGACCAACTTCAACGTCGAAGGTTTCGGCGGAGTGTGGCAGGACATTTCCTTCGACTGCAACTACATCGCGAATTGCATCCCGTTTTACACCGGCAACATGCAGGAGGGATCCGGCTTCTTCCGCGTGCGCGTGTGGGATACGGCCGCGAACAGCGGGACCAGTGTCAGCGCCTGTGGCTTTTGGGATCACTCCGTTGCCGGCACTAACAACTCCGGACCATCGCACTTCCGCATCGAGGACAGCTTCTGCGATCCCTATCCAGGATCGACTGGCACCACGACCAACAACACCGCGCTCGGATGGGTCTACGAGGCCTGCTGCGGAGCGGGAGGATCGAGTGGCGGAAACATAAAGATCGACGGCGGGACGATGCGCGGCGCGAGCGCTACGCAGCTTATGGATTTCGCCGTGTGGATCGATGGCGGAGCGACCGCGTCCATTTCGAACATCCACTGCGAGTGGCAGAACACAAACTGCATCGGAGTGGGCGCTGGCGGCAACGGCTCGGCCGGCACGCGCGTCAGCAATATCAGCGACGTCAATCACGCCTCGAACGCTGTGCATTTTTATACCGGCTCGACCGGCTCGGTTGCGATGAACATCGAGAGCGGCTCGACGGAGGTCCAGGACGATATCAATTCCTGCTCGACGTCAGGATCCTCGAACGAGTTTTATACGACCGACGACGGCGGCCAGGGATGGTGGAACAATTCGTTCCACGTCTGCGGGTCCGGCAACACCGACAAAACCGGCACGCTGGCGTTCAGCTCGGCGACCAGCGCGACTTACAACTTCAGCGGAACCTATTCCACAGCGCCGCAATGCCGCGCGAGCTTCGCGGCGAGTCCAGGCACCACTGGCGTCTGGACAACGACCACAACCACGGTTCTGACGATTCACACCACTGCGGCCTTTACCGGCAACATCAACTACTCATGCGACGGCCGCGGCAACTAGACCATGTCCGTCTCGATTCAAGACTCCGGAGGCCAGCTCTGGCGGATCGACGGCACCGACGCCGGCGGATACGCGCTGACCGCGATCGCCGGATCGGGCGCGACCTTTATCGTCATGCAGGACCAGGCGACCGGGACGATTTACGTCGTCACGGTGGTCACGACCGGCGGAGTGCCGGAACTCACGATGGCCGTCAGCGGCGGATCGCCACAGACGGTCCTGATGACCTCGCCGGACTCGCAGACCTGGCAACTGCTGATCATCGACGGCGCCTGGGCCGTGGAAGCGGCGACACCTCCGCCTCCGCCTCCGGCCGCGATTCCCACGTATGGCCGGCCGACCTACTCATTCGCGGGACGCGGGACCAGGATCTTCATGTCCGTCGACGGTGTGAATTGGAAGCCGATCGCGCAGCTCAAAAAGTTCCTTCCACAAGGATCGAAGCAAACGATCGTCGACCAGACGAACGTGCTGACGCCTGACAATTTCAGCCGGCCGCTAGCAGCGCGCGTCGATTCCGGCGATATCGAGATGTCCGGCGTCCTGGATCCGTCGAACACCGACATCCTGCAGCTCGGCACGGCACATGCGAGCCTCGCGCCTTATTTCTTCAAAGTGGTGCTCACCGACGGCACCGAGTACGACTTCCAGGCGCTGGTCAGCGAATACGTGCCGTTCGGTGTTGAGTACAACAAGTTCATCGGCTTCAGCGCAAAGCTGCGCGTGACGGGCGCTCTGACCGGTCCTGCCGGCAACGCCTAGCAACTTCCAGAATTTCCCCGAAGGAGAAAACCCATGTACCTCGCTCTGTTCGTCGTGGCATTTCTGCACCCAATCGGCATGTTTATCGCGATCGCGCTCGTTGCGGCCGCGCTTCACGTCGGCAAAGGCCTGCTCGCGTGGCTTCTGGCGCTCGCGGCCGGCGGCGCCATTTTCGGCACCACGCTCGCGTATCCAGGATATGGATCGCACCTCGCCTCCGGAGGGACGAATGGCGCGGCCTACACTAACGTCGCGCAACTCAAGAAGGTGAATTTCTCCGGACTCAAAGCAGAGTTCGACGACATCACCAACCTGGACTCGCCGACGATTTTCAAAGAGTGGATGAAAACCGTTGTCGACGGCGACACCGTCACCTTCGACGGCGTGATGAATCCGGCGGACCCGACGACGCAATCGCTGCTCGCCAACATCGCGCTCGCGGGATCGGCGGCGCTCTACTTCTGGAAGATCACACTGACCAATGGCTCGACGCTGGTGTTCCAGGGATACGTGCAGGACTTCAAGTTCGGCGCCGAGTACAACAAGGCCATCACCTTCAGCGGCGGAATCAAGATCGTCGGCAACATCACGGCGACCTGGTAGAGAAAAACATGAGCGAGACGCAAACTGCGCCACAGCCGATCATCGTGGTCATCGCCGGCGAGAGCTATCCTCTCGCCTACCCGATGCGCGCCGTCATTCAGTACCAGCAAGAGACAGCGCGCATCGAGCGCAGCCGGCCGCGGCCGGCGGATCCGGATCCGCGTTGCATTTGCGGATATCGGAAATCGACGCACGTCGGGACGAGCCTCATCCGGCTCGGAGACGAACAGCAACTGCTCTGCCCGCGTTTCCGCGCAGAGGACCCACTGCTCGGGGACAGCCTCTTCGTTTTTGAGAATTGGATGAAGATCGATCTCAACATCGATCCCGAGCGCTGGCTCGCCTGCCTTCATTGCGGCCTGCACAAGCTGGTCGACGGCAAGTGGATCGCGCCGATGACTAGAGACCAACTGGCGGAGAAGCTTCCGCTGTCGGCGGACACGCGCGTGATCTCAGATCTGATGTTCGATGCGCTCGCGGCTTGGATGCCGAAGAAACAGAAGGGAGACGACGTCCCAAACGTCGCAGCGCCGGTCGCGCCGGCGCCGATAGATCCGTCGGACAGCCTCCGGACCTAGATCGACTCCGCGTCCGCTTCCGCTGCCGGCACGGATTCAGCACCGCAGAATTCCTAGCGACCTCTCCGCGCGAGATCGATCTCTTTCTTCGCGAAGAGATCGAGCAGTACAAAGAGCGCGTCTATCCAGGAGCGTTGGTCGCATCGGTCATTGCCAACGTGCATCGCGACGGCGACCGCCGGCCGGAAGCTTACACACCGCAGCATTTCATGCCAGGCGCCAAGACTGAAGAGGACGAAATGCGCGAGTTTGCGGAGGCCGTGCAACGCGGCGATAAGTTCGAAGTGGATCCCGAGGCGGCCGCGGCTTTCAAGCGCCAGATGGAATCGACGTTCGGAAACCTCCGGCCGGAGACGAGCGCGTGACCGTTGACGTGAACGGCCAGGAACTCCACAAGGGCGGCCTCGCGCTGCTGCTCTGCGAAATTCTCGATATCGAGCCGGACACGGTGCGGATCCGGATCATGAACTCCGACGTCGAACTCGGCGTCAGTGTGAAGTGCGACGAGGTCCTCGGCCGCGTGGCGGACTCGGAGCTGACAGCATTTGTCGAAGCGCCGCCGGCGCCGCGCGAAAAAGACGAACACGTCGCCGGTCGATTCGAATGACATGGGCATAACTTCTACTGCAGTAACGGGACTGGCAGAGCTCGAGCGACGGCTCGATCGCTTGCCGATGGGCCTCGCGCGCGAGATCGCGCGACCGGCGCTGCAGGCCGCCGGTGACGTCATTGCAGCGGCCGCGGAGGCCTCGGCGCCGCGGCGGAGCGGGGCTCTGGCGGAAGACATCATCGTGCAGGTCCGTGTCTCCGGCGACCTCTCATCGAATCGCGTTCTCGTGGGCCCAGGATATCCAGGCCCGGGAATGAAGATCCGCAAGCGCGGCCGCTACGCTGGACAGAAGGACTCAACGACTTCGCCAGGCGTGTACGGCGGCATCGTGGAGCGCGGCCACGGCATGGCCGGCTACTCCTGGAAGTCTCGTTTTGGAACGGCCAGCCAACGCCGGCGCACCGGCCGCGAAATCGAACTCGGAGCTCACGACGTCCCGCCACATCCCTGGCTGCAGCCGGCATTTCAGAGTTCGAGCGACCAGGCGATACAAGTGCTAGCAGACCGCACGCGCGAAGGCCTCGAGCGCATCGATCGAATCGTCGGATAACTTTTCATGTCTACAACACTCGCAACAATTCTGGTCGGTCTGGGCTACGACCTCAGCGCGCTCGAGAAGGGCTCGCCTGAAGCGTTCCGCATGATCAATCAGCAGACCGCAAGCATGTCCGCTGAGATGAAGCGCAACGCGCGGGACGGCGCGGAGGCCTTCCGCAGCATCGACGAGATGATCGGCATCCACATCAATCGGCCGATGACTCGGCTGCTGGTCGAAACTTTTCCTAGCTTCGGCAAGGCGCTCTCCAGCGCTCTCGGAGGCGTGGCCTTTGGCGCTGTGGCGTTCGCTGGCGTCGAACTCTTTGATCGCATCGCGACCGGAATCGAGCACGCGCGCAAGGCGCAAGAGGAATTCGTCCAATCGCAGCTCAAGGTGAAACAGGTCTATGAAGACACGCTGCAGAGCTACGACAAAGCGGCCAAGCTGCGATCGCTCTCCGGCCTGACCGACACGAACGGCAACGCGAACGGGCTGCCGAAGGCTCTGTTTGAAGCGAACTTCAGCGCGATCACTGAGGCCACGAAGCATATCAACGAACTTACCGACGCGCTGCTGAAGGAGTCGGCCGCGGCCGCGAAAGCGCATAGCACATGGACCGAGTTACTCGCCGCCATTGGCGACGCGGCGCATGCTCTCACGACTACCAGCTCCGGTCTGGGCGTCGAACAGATTAATCAGCAACTCGCAGGCTTCAAGGAAAAATACGACGACCTCGCACGTACGGACGCGCTGAAGGGAACGCACGAGGCCGGCGCCGCGCTCGCCGCGGAGCTGAAGAAATCCGAGGACTATCTCCGCACGATGCAATCGATGAAGCTGACCGGCGTCGACCAGACGCTGAACGAAATCGGCCGATTCGGCGGAGGATCCGCATTTCTGCGCGTGGGCTTCTCCGCTAGCGAGATCGCAGCGCAGCAGAGCTATATCGACCAATTGAAGCAGATCACCACGCTGCAGCACGCCGCCGACACAGACCAGGCCGCGCGCGACACTGAAGCGCGCAAGGCCGCGGCGCTCGAAAAACAGAAAGAGGACATACGCGAATTGCAGGGCGACCTGAAAGCCTGGAACGATGCGGCTAACCAGGGATGGAAAGACTGGATCAACATCAACACCGAGATCGAGAAAGCGATGACGACGCTGCCGGCGCTGACGCGTCACATGAAATTCAGCGATCTATTCCAGGTCGGTCCTCCGCCAGGCGCGCCTCAACTCTCCGACGTCGCCGAGCTGCAGAAGGTCACCGACGACCAGAACGAATCGTGGAAGAAAGCAGGCGAGATCCTCCAGCAGATCGAGACACCGACGCAAAAGTATTCGACTGGCCTGAAGATCCTGCAGCAATTGCTCCAGGACGGCCGTATCTCGACCGATCAATTCGCGTTAGCGCAGCAAAAGCTGGTCGACGATCTGACTGCAGCGGAGAACCGCATCGATCAACTCATGCGTGCAGGGGGTGCGGGATCCGGAGCCCAGGCCTTCATCCTGCAATGGATGGGAACGACTGGAAGGAAGAGCGACGGGCAGTTCGCGTTCGATTTTCTCAACAAGGGGCTGCAGGGATTCGAGGACGAAACCGTAAAAGCGCTGACCGGCGCAAAGACGAGCTGGCGTCAGTTTTTCAGCGATCTCGACTCGATGGCGCTGAAGTTCCTGCTCAACAAAGAACTCGCTGGCCTATTCAAGGCGCTCTCTGGCACCGGGATCGGCCAGAGCCTGGGCCTCGGCAACCTGCTCGGCGGCGTGAATCCGACGCAGATTGCTAACACGACCGCGCTTGCCGCGAACACAGCGGCCGTGGTCGCGAATACCGCGGCACTGGCAGCATCGGGTGCAGCCAGCGGCGCTGGCGGCGTGAGCTCGATGTCGGCACTGTTTGATGCGGGTATTCCGGCTTTCGCGAACGGCACGGACTATTCGCCCGGTGGACTTGCGCTCGTGGGTGAGAACGGTCCCGAGCTGGTGAACCTGCCAGGCGGATCGTCAGTGATACCTCACGGCGCACTTCGCGGCCACGTTAACGCGCCGGTCTATATCGACGCGCGCGGCGCACAGATGGGCGTTGCGGAACAGATCGCGGCTTCCTGGCGAGAGAACGGGCCGGCACTGATCACGCGCGCTGTGATTGAAGCGCAAGAGGTCAATCGAAGGTCGGTGCGCTAATGCGCTTTTTCAAGGTCCCTGCGCAAGTGGTCCTCGCACTTCGTTTCGGAGGCATTGTAAGCCGAGACGCAACGCTTATAGCGTCGGAATTCTTCTGAGTTTCGGTCGAGAGTTTGGGCGATCATCTCGACTGCAATCCTAGAGAGAAGCTCAGGGCCATCGGAATGGGCAAGTCCTGAGAATCGGCTCTGAACCGTCCCGACGCAACCCTCAGATCCGGATGACAACGTCAGGCTGATCACGCGCTCTCCGCTCCAAACACCGCCGACCGAAAGCGAGATCAGCTGATCCTCTTTGGAGATCGAAATGATTCGGTAGTCCTGAGTCTTAGCGACCGCAACGGCCGCATTCCAAACGACGTCGCAGGACTTCTGGAAAGTTCGTTGTGAGTTTTTCATCGCGAGAGACGAAGACGCCGCAATGAGAACAAAGGCGCAGGCTGTTTTGATCTTCACAGCGCCGGATGATCCCATGCGGTAACGACTTCCTCCAACGGCACGATCGGGCCAGAGAACAAAGACCCCAAAACTTATGTCAATTAGCTATCCGCTGGCGGCGCCGGCGATCGCGGGCCTCGGGCCTGCCGATTTCAGCATGTCGGAGGACAACCAGGTCGGCGAAACCGAATCGCCGATGACCTTCGAACAGCAGTACCAGGTGTGGCCTGGCCAGCGCTGGAAGATCGAAGCGACGCTGCCTCCGATGCAGATTTCGCAGGCGGAGCAGTGGCTCGCGTTTCTCGGTTCGCTCAAAGGCAAATTCGGGACCTTCCACATGGGCGACTATCTCCGCGCGACGCCGCAAGGGGCAATGAGCATTGGATCGGGTGGCCTCGTTGCGAACAGTCCAGGTTCGAACAATCTCGCCGGCACAAATCAACTCTTCGTCCGCGGCGCCGTCCCGAACGTCGCGAATTGGGCGGTTGCTGGCGACTATCTCACGCCGACGCCGAGCCTGGTCTTCATCGATCACCAGATTATCTACGACTCAAACTTCCGGCTTTACAAGGTGCTGACCAACGCAAACAGCGACGCGAACGGCGACGTGGTGCTCGACATTTGGCCGAACCTTCGCGAGACGGTCGCGGACGGGCGCCCGATCGTTACGCTCAATACCTTCGGCACATTCCGACTCCAGGACAACACCGTCTCCTGGAAGGTCGATCGAAACAAACTCTACACGGTGAGCTTCAAAGCGAAAGAGGCGATCCCGTGAGTTTTGCAGATCCGATCGGAACAACTCTCGACACGGCCGCGGCGCGCGCCTACGCCGCATTCTGCGAGGCGCTCAAGGGCGCGCTACCTCCGCTCGCTCCAACGTGGGACAAACTTCCACCGCATCTGCGCGAGGCCTGGCGCGCTGCAGCCGGCGCCGCACAGCTCGCGGCCATCAAGTAAATGCCGAGACAAGTATCGCCTTCGATCGCAAGCGCGCTCACCGAGTCGGCTGTCTGCCTGGCGCTTTTCGCGAAGCTGGTCTTCGCCGACCAAACGCTCTATCTGTGGAGCGGCATCGGGACGATCACGCCGACCGGCCAGCCGTTCAATCCTTCTTCGACTTTCCCGTACGGGCAGGCCTTCACGGGCCTGGGATGGCTCGGGAAGATCTCCACGATTCCGCAGACCTCGAAGGTTCAAGCGCAGAACGTCACGCTCGAGCTGAGCGGGATCCCATCGAACCTGATCGCCGAAATCACCAACGAAGTGCGCCTGACCGGAAGCGTCACGATCTGGTACGCGTTCTTCGACGGTACCGGACAATTCGCCTCAGCAGATCTGCTAGCGGATCCCGTTCAGGTCTTCTCCGGCTCCATGGACGTGCCGAGCATCACTGACGACGGCACGACGGCCGCGATCTCGATCGCATGCGAGAACACACTGCTCTCGCTAAACCTGGCGCCAAACCGGCGCTTCGACGATCCTGACCAGCAGCTCCGCTATCCGGGCGATCTCGGCTTTTCCTTTGTGCAGGCGCTGCAGAATCTGCAGACCTTCTGGCCGATGAGCGTCGCGAACAGCACGCCGTATCCGGTCTCGATGACCGTCACTCCCTCGAGCGTTGACGTCGCGGTCGGCGGATCCGTCACGGTCGAGGTCACAATCCACTACTCCGACGGCAGCACCTACACCAGGCCGTCCAATAGCGGAACAGGGCCAAGCTTCCTGCTTTGCGCGGCATCCTCGAATCCGAAAATCGCGCGTTGGCTCTACACCGCTACCAACAACGTTGTGGGCGTGTCGCCGGGCCAATGCAGCATCATGGCGCGCGTTCCTGGACCAGGCGCCGTCGGCGGAGTGGGATCCGCGTACAGATCCATCTGCAATATTTTCGTGCACTCATGATCGAGCGACACCACGACTGGCGCGAGCGTCTCGGCCGCGCGATCGCAGAAGCGTCCTCGCGGCAATTCCAATGGGGAAGCTTCGACTGCGCGCTCCACGTTTGCGATTGCCTGAAAGCGATCACTGGAGTGGATCCAGCAGAGAAGATCCGCGGGACGTACTCCGATGCGGCCGGCGCCGCGGCCATCCACGGCGACAGTCTGCAGGAGTTCATCGCGCGTCATGCCGCGGAACTCGAGCTTCCCGAGATCTCGCCGACGATGGCGCAACGTGGCGATGTCGTCTACGTCGATAACGGCACTCCGCAAGGTGCGCTCGGGATCGTTGGCCTCGATGCGCGATTCGCCGTGTGCGTGTCCGACAGAGGCCTGGTGATGATTCGCATCCACCGTTGGAAGCGCGCGTGGAAGGTGGGACGATGAGCAAATCCCTCGGCGCGCTCGGGATGATTATCGGCGGTCTTGCGCTCGCCGTGTTCTCTGGTCCGGTCGGTATCATCGCCATGTCCGGCAACCTCGCGGTCTTTCACGCGATGATTGGCCTGGGCCTAACGACAGCGATTTCAGGCGTCGGGCTCGCGCTGCGACAACCTCCAACGCCGGTCGGCACCGCGAACTCAATCGGCTTCGCGCAAGGAATCTCCTCGCGCCGCGTGATCTACGGCCAGTTTCAGACAGCCGGCGTGCTGACCTACGGCTCGTTTCCACCGAGTCAGAACCTGGCGACGACGTCGCAGTACCTGCACCTGGTGTACACGATCGCCGGCCACCCGATATCGAGCTTCGATGCCGTGATCATCAACGGCTACATTTACAACTTCGGCACCGACATCCTCGAGGACTCGTCGCTGCCCGATACGCCGTGGGAGGTCCATCCCTTCTCGAGCGTCACGGTGAACGATTTTTACTTCGAGCACATGATGTTCGAATTCGACTTTGGAAGAAGCTACACCAACGCACAGCCGTTTCCGAATCTCGCGGCCTCCGATCCGAGCTGGACCAGCGCGTGTGTGCAGCAGGGATGCGCGAAGGTCCATGTGATCCTGCGCGCCGACAGTGGATGGCCGAACCTCTATCCGAGCGGCCAGATCCCGAACATCCAATTTCTGGTCACCGGGAAAAAACTGATCGATCCGCGCATCGTCACAGCTTGGGCCGCGCAGAGCAACTACACGAAGTATCAATACATCGTCGACGGCAACGACAACATCTGGATCCAGCAGATCGCCGGTGTGCGCGTGAGCGGATCCACGCGGCCAAACTTTGAAAACTTCGGCCTGGGCGCAACGCTCGGCGACGGCTCATGCTCCTGGACGTGTACGCAGTCCCTGGCGGTCGCATTCTTTGGGCTTCCAGGCCAACCGCAGCTCGATGCTGACGGCAAGATCCTCATCAACGACGGATGGCAGCCAAGCACAGCGATCGCTGGATTGAGCAACGTCATCGAATCTCCGCCGGGATACTTCCAGCAACTCATCGGAAACGGCACGACCGGGAGTTCGCGGCCGTCGTTCTCGACCGGCCTCGGCGGCGCGACGACCGATGGTAGCGCGACGTGGGTCTGTCTCGGCCGATCGCCACATGCGCTCAATCCATCGAACTCAGCGCTCGTTGTTTACGACTACCTGATGGACTCCGATGCCGGCATGGCGACGCCGGCGGCCGCGATCGATTCTTCCTCGGTTGTCGCCGCGGCCAACGTGTGCGAGGAACAGGCACTCATCATCTGGAATGCCGACGGCACAAAAGTGTATGAGAACCTCTACTCGTGCGATGGCATGTTCGATCACAGCTCGACGCGCGGCAACGTGCTCTCCGCGCTTCTCGCATCAATGGCCGGTCTCGCCGTCCCGCCGGGAGATTTCTGGCACGTTTTCGCCGGCGCCTATGTGACGCCGACAACGTCGCTCACCGACAGCGATCTGCGTGCGGCGATCAAGGGAGACTTTCGTCTCTCGCGGCGCGACGTGGCGAACAGCATCCAGGGAACCTACACTCCGGCGTTCCTGCCTGCGAATCCGCCGGCCGCGATCAGCCTGACGTCGATCCCCGGAACATGGCAGTCTCAGAGCTTCCCGCAGTACCAGGCCAATGGGCAGAGTCACAAACCCGACTACATCACCGAGGATGGCGGCCAGATCATTTGGCAGAATGTGCATTTCGAGTTCGTAACCTCGGTGTGGCAAGCGCAGCGCCTGGCGAAGATCACGCTCATGCGTCTCCGTTTCCAGCAGACTCTGACGCTGCCATTCAAGCTGACCGCGTTCGCGCTCGAGGCCGGCGACACCTTCAACTATTCGCACCCGAACTGGAACATCACCAACGGCACCTTCGAGGTCACGCAATGCGCGCTAGCGCTCGACCAGAAAGGACCAACGGTGGGCGTCGACATCATCGCGCGGCAGACGGATCCCTCGGTCTACAGCTTCACGCCTCCGCAGAGCTCGAGTGACCCGGGCGAGTATTCCCCATTTGGAGTGACCGGCGTGATGACCGGAGTGGAGTAGAGGGAAACGCGGCGCCGAAATCTCCTGCAGAAGATGCCAATCGGCGCCGCGCGATGAACCGACGGAATTGTCGAGCGTTATGCCATCGACTAGCGCCAGGAGTCAACGATGCTGAGCGACACACACAAAGCGTTCCTCGATCGCGCGACCGCAGAGGCGATCAAAGCGAATCATCCGTTCGCGATGGCGGTGGCTGCTGAGGCCGCGCTGGAATCGAGATTTGGAGAGAGCGAGCTGGCGGCGAAGGACTTCAACCTATTCGGCTGCAAACAACACAAGCATCCCATCTACGGGACGATCGTGCTTCCGACGCGCGAGTACCTCGACGGAAAGTGGGTCCCGACCTCGGCGCAATGGGTCAAGTATCCCGACTGGCGCGCGTGTTTTGCCGATCACCTGGCCACGCTCGAGCGGCTCTCGAAGGTTTACAAGCACTATGCCGCGGCGCTTGCCGCGAAGGATCCGCAGACCTACGTGCAGCAAGTCTCGCTGACCTGGTCGACGGATCTCGCGCGCGGGGCCAAGGTGCTGACGATCTACCAGGAGTACGTGGCCGGAAAAAAGAATCAGGAGAACACGCAATGAGCTTCACTGACGTGATGAAGAAAGCGTTTCCGTACATCTCGGCCGCGGCCTCGCTCGGCGGGCCCGTCGGAACAATCGCTGCGACGATCGTGGGCAAAGCGATCGGAGCAAGCAACGTGGAACCGACGACCGAAGGGATCTCGACGGCGATCGCCGCGGCCTTCGCGGATCCGCAGCAACGCGCTGCGCTGATTCAGGCGGAGCAACAATTTCAGCTCCAGATGGCGGAGCTCGGCTACAAAGATGCAGAGTCTCTGGCGGCGACGGCCGAGGCCGATCGCGCGAGTGCGCGTGAACGCGAAGTGCAGGTGAAGGATCTGACGCCGCGCGTCCTGGCTGCCATCGTTCTGATCGCGGCCTTCGTGGGCGAAGGATACGTGCTGCGCTACGGCTATCCGCCGAACGTCGCCGGCGAGCTCGTCGGCCGAATTCTCGGCACCGTCGATGCCGCGGTGATGTTGGTCCTGAGCTACTACTTCGGATCATCTGCGGGAAGCGATCGCAAGACGGAGCTGCTCGCGCAATCCACACCGCCACAGAAGTGAGGGAGAGCGGCCAGGAGCGCCAACGCAGATACAGACACTCTCCTGGCCGGCAGTTTCCGTGACGCGTTCTGCGTCGCACGCCACGGCATCAACACCAGAAAAAACGAAACACAGCCGAAAGGAAAAAACGCATGAACCCGATCGCAGTCGCCTTCTCAGTCGCAGTACCGGCCGCATTCGCCGCCGGCGTCGTGTTCCACAAGTACGTCATCAGCGAGGCGGAGAAAATCAAGCAGGCCGTTCTCGCATCCGAGCAGCGGATCCGCACTGACGTCGCAAGCTTTCTCACGAAGACCAGCGGAGACGTGACGAAGCTGGCGTCCAAGGTCTAGCTCGCGGCGCGCGCGCCGTTTCCGTATGGAAGCACGACGGCGCCGCGATCGCCGGACGTGAGCATCGGCGTTGGCGGATTCAGAACGCCGTGCAACTTCACCCAGGCGTCGCGCGTGACGTCCTGGTTCCAGCCGACGAGCTCGCGGAGCCGGCGGTGCGCGGCCTGGTAGAGCGCGCCTTCCGTGGGCTCGGGACCGAACGCGAGCGACACGGCGCACGGCGGACAAAAGCACACGGCCTCGGCGCCGGACTTCAACCGCGGCCGCATGCCGAAACTCTGCGCGAAGATGAAGAGCTTGATCGCCTGGTCTTCATCACCCAACGGCCGGCGACAGTGGATGCAGAATTGGTTCTCCAAGAAGGGCCTCCCGATGCGATAGCAGCTAGCGGCTAGCGCCTGGGCTTCATCATCGCCGGAAGGACGCGAACCGCGAAGGGATGAGGCACCTGAACAGTAAACAGCGGCTCCCGACGCCAACGTTACCTCGGTGACCTACCTCGATCGAATCGCGCGCGACTAGAGTGATCGCAAGGAGAACTCCCATGACCTGGTCGGTATTCGCAACTGGAAAACCTGCAGCGGTGAAAGCTGCACTCGCAAAGAGCTTCGCATCCGCGAAGGAAAGTACCAAACACGTCCCTCACGAACAGGAGTCGGTCGGCAAGGTGGAAGACATCGTCAACGGCCAACTCGACTTTCTCGCGGCGACGACAAACCCGGGGGCCGTCCAGGTCTCAGCTTCTGGATCCGCATGGCGATCGACCGATGGTCAGGGAAGCACTCAAGTGGAGATGAGGGTCACACCTCTAGCTGGTTTCATCGAATGAGCAAAAAGAAAATCAAGAGCCTCGCCGCGAAGGCGAGAAAACACTTTCGGCACCTCGATCAGGGGAAGGAACATTACGCGGCCGCGTCGGCACTGCTGCAGCAGATACGACAGGACCTGAAGCCAGGCCAGGAGATCCCGCTCAACGCAGCCGGCGACAAAGTGGTGCTCGAGGACCTCTACGCCGCGACCGACAAGGTGTTTCGCGCGCACGGCATCGGCCGCTTCGAATTGCGCGTGCTGAAGGCCGCAAAGGCCTCGTAGGCTCTCTCCGTAGTCCTCGCGTCAGGGAAGGGCGCCGGCAGCGCACGCCGCGCGTGGCGCATGCCAAGCGGGCCGGTTTCCCGCCCTTTTCTCCGTTTCAATTCACCTGAATTGAAAAACCGCCTTTTTGAGGCCGATTTTTACTCCCTAGTTAACAGAGAACTGATATGACGTCGATTTCGGAGCTCCTCTTCAACACCAGCGGGATAGCTTTCCGCCGGGACAGGACGGCGGATCGCGACGGCTTCACCGGATGGAAAGTCGCGTGTGGCCGCTGGTATGAGGTCAACGCCACACCGCGAACGGTCGCATTTTCCGATGAAGGGATATCCGTCCAGTTCCGTTTTTGGGCCACGAATAAAGACCATGCTCGGCGTCGTTTTGGGCGGCTATTTCCAGGCTTTATCACTACGAGCGATTTCGCTGCGTCCCGTCGTCAGCCATGAACCTCGTCGCACTCTACGCACGCGTCTCCAAGGACCAGTGCCGCACCTGCGGTAAGGCGCCGGCTGCGCACACCGCGACCACCGATCACGAATTCAAAGGCCAGGATCCCGAAGCTCAGCTCCAACCTCTGCGCGAGATGTGCCGCATGCGCGGCTGGATGATCGCGCGCGAGTATGTCGACCAGGGATGGAGCGGAGCGAGTGAATCGCGGCCGGCGTTCGATGAGCTGATGGCAGCGATCGCTGCGACGGATGCAAAGAAACCAGACACGCGAAAATTCGACGGCGTTGTGGTGTGGAAGTTCGATCGCTTCTTCCGATCGACGAAGCACATGCTGCAGGTCCTCGACACTTTCGAAGCGAAGCGCCTCGAGTTCGTGTCGCTGACGGAGTCGATCGATACGTCCTCGCCGATCGGCCGGCTGCTGTTCACTATCCTGGCTGCGATCGCGGAGTTCGAACGAAACCTAATCGCGGAGCGGATCCGCAACGGCATGAAGAAAGCCGGCGCGAAACGACCAGGACCAAAGATCGGAGAGAACGGACCATCAAAGTCGACGATCTGGCGGCGCAATCGCACGCTGGCACCTTCGTAACTTCGGGAGAGATCGCAGGGCAGGATAGACTCAGAGCTGGAAGGGCGTTTCATTTTTCAGTGTTTTGGACAAGGAGCGGTCGCCGATTTCGGCGGCCGCTTTTTGTTTGCGCGCCTATCGCGTGACGAGGTAGGCGAGCACTCCGAGCACGAGTGGCAGCCAGAACAGCAGAATGGTGAGACGCGTCATGATTGCCTTCGCGTCGGCCGACACTTCCGTGCGCGGATCGAACGGAGCGACGGGCGTCGCCGATCGCCGCGCTTCTTCCTCAGCCTCGATCACGGCCGCGCCAGGCCGCTCATTCAACCAGGTTTTCAGGCTCATCTCCTCAACCCTCCAAAAGCGAGAAAGCATTGCACGCCGGCGGCGCCGTGCCAAGCGCACCAACGGGCCAGAGAACAAAGTCCCCACACTTTCTATTTCTTCACCAGGTATAGCGCCGCGCGCGAGCTGGCCGGACTCTTCTTGGCGAGCGCGTCGACTGCTTCCTTCTTCGTCCGCATGCGAATGTGCGAGTAGCGCTCGAGCATCGCACGCGAGACGTGGCCGGCGAGCTCGATGACGGTGCGCTCGCTGACCTCCTCATCCTCGAGCAGTCGCGTGATCGCGTGATGGCGGAGATCGTACATACGCAGACTCGGCATGCCGGCCGCCCTTCGCAACTTGTCCCACGAACCGCGCCAGCTCGAGATCGGCCGCAACGGATCGAATCCCTTCTGCCCATTCAGGGCGCGATGGGGAAGCAAGTAGTGCTCGGGATCTACGGAGCCTTGAGCGCGTGCGCGCGCAAGGAGCTGGCGGAGCGCCCATGCTGCTGGTTCGTTGAGCGGAATGGTGCGCCGGCGATATTCGTTCTTCACACCTTCGGAGATCCGGATCGCCGGCGGATCCGTATCGACGTCGCCGCGGCGCAAGTGGCGGATCTCGTTTGGACCGGCCGTCGTGTTCGCGGTGAGGATCGCGCAACAATACGCGACCTTCCAGCGCGGATTCGAAGCGGCGATGCGAAACAGTTTCTCCTCGTCCTCGCTCGCGAGCGCACATCCGACCTTCGGCCGCGGCAATCGCAACGGCCGGTAGTGCGGAGCGAGCGGCGCCCACAAGTTCGCGCGCGCGAGAATCTGCGACAGCGTGTTGAGCTCGTGGTTCACCAGGGACGGACCAGCGCGGCGCAGGCCTTCGGTTCCTCGCGTGCGCGCTTGCTGGTACTGCTCGAAGTGGCCGATGTGGATCTCGGCGAGCTTCAACTCACCGAAGAAACCAGAGAGCCGGAGAATGCAATTCGTGTAGTGGCGCACCGTGCCGGCGCCGACGTGTTGCACATGGCTGTCGAACCAAATTTTAGAGGCCTCGCGAAAATTGAGCGCGGCCAGCAGAGACGGATCAATCATCAGGGCTCGGGCCGCTTCACATGCCGGACATGCGATGTGGCCTCTCGTGTGGGGAAGAACAGCGGGGACCGTTTTATTCTCGGTCGGGGTCGGTGGGCGCAT